CAGTTAATGTATATCTTCTATATATAATTGCACCATCTGCTGGATGTCCATGGGTCAAGTCCATTTGAGCTGTTAAGCAAACATATTGAATTGAGTTGGTAGCTCCGAGTACTGTCGTATAGTAATATTCCCCATCTGCGTTAAGTAATCTATAGGCAGGCATGCCATCGCTTCCCCCATAAATCAGCCAGGCCCACTCGCTTGTGTAATCTCAGCCACCCCTATTAGGCGTTCAGGCATTAAGTGATGTCGTTGGAAGTATCGTATTTAAAGTATCTCCTGCAAAATTGCCTGTATATTCACCAGCAGTAGAGCTATATGAATTAGTATCAAATTCATTTAAATACCCCTCTGCTGAAAAATCTTCTCCAGTTGCTCAAGGTAAATAGTTATCTCTCTTTCTTTGAGCTGCATTTCATGGAATCATCGGAGTGTAACTACTGCTCCAGTCCGGATAAAGATTTGCATCATTAAAAAGTCTTATTCCAGCTAATTGTGCTGGAGTTCTTGGTAGAATATGTCCTAATGAATAAACTTGGCCATCACCCGCAGTAGTTAATGTTTTTGTTATTATTTTAGTATGGCCGGCATCTGTCCTAGCTTCATCTGGTAGACGTATTCCAATCCATTCCCCCCAACAAACGTCATTAGATTCAAAACTATAAGATGAAGCTCCTACAGGGAATATTAGGGTGTGATATTCATCATATGCGGTTGTACGCCCGCATAAATAAAGAGAAATAGTGACTATTTGTGGCAACTCAGCTGGCTCTCAGGCACCATTATTATTTTTTTCAAAGGTACAGTCTACGTAATATCTATATATGTTGTAACCCTGGCTAGTACTTATATAAACATTTCTGCCAGCAAGAGTAATACGATAGGTAGCGGTCTCTTCAGCCCTAATAGATTCAAACTGAAAGCCAGTACTTTTATTAAAATCTGAAATATATCCACTATTTGAGATTAAAATAGCCGGGCTACCAGAGCCTGTATTTGGCTTCATAGTTATACTATTATTAGCTGTATCTTGAATAGTAATGCCATCGGCTGAAATACTGAGAGTATCAGATGTAATACTATTACTTATAATATCAAAACTTGCAATTGTTCCTCCATTAGCATTAATATTACCAGCTATTGTAGCATTACTTGCAAACAATTCGCCATTTGAGGTTACCCCAAAACTACTACCAGCTGTAATGGACCAGTCCTCTCTTGCGGTAGATCCACCAATACTAGTCTCATCATCATTAGTCCCAGAGAATAACATGATAGAATCAGCATCTCCAGGAGCCTTTCCAACAGTACTAATACTATTATGATCAACCTCAAAGCCCCCAATAGATACATTACTAGTGGTAGAATCTGCATTAAAAATAGTAGCACTACCATTTGTAACAGTCATATATTTTGCTTGAATTCCAAGAGAATTTATAAAATCGACTGTTAGCATTGAATTTTGAACTACATCTGACCAAGAAAAATCATTTCCAAGACTATCAACAGAATCATAAATAGTTCTTTCTGATTCATAATAATTATTGCCTGTAGTTCAAACAGCTGGCGTAGTACTTCAGCCAGTAGAGCTATCTGGGTTTTTAACAGTTGGTTTTGCTGGAGTGGAGCTGGCTAATTTATAATATTTAGTTACGCTTAAAACAGAACGGCCTGTCAGACCAGGGCTGCCCCCTGACCCAGTTGCACCAGTGATACAAACTTTACCTTGGTCAGTTCAGGTGGTCGGGTCAGAAGTATCATTTCCCATTTCTACTTTTGTTCATTCCCAAATATATTTACCATCTTCTCTTTCTGGAATATGATCTGGGTCTTTCCAATTAGTAGATGTTCAGGTATCTCAATCTGTTATTGAACTTGGTATATCAGATTCTTTATCATATTCAATTATACGATATTTTTTATGTGCTTCTTTTGTATAATTATCTAATTGTGCACCATTTCCAGAAAGCAATCATCCACTGCCATAAAGTCCATTGTTAGAAATAGTAACACCCCCAATATGACCATTATTACATCATAATTCACCTTTACCATCAAGGTCAGTTCTAACTCCAAATCCATTACCTGCGGTAAAATTTCAGCCAGTTAGATGAGCAGGAGAGCCACCAACACTTAGTGCAGTACCTCCAGTAGACCCAGTACATACTAATACAGTGTCAGCAGTTCCTATTGGAGTGCTTTGTCCTCCTTCAGGGCTAATATTTTTACCACCAAAAAGAGCATTATTATCAATTGTAAAACCAGCAATAGAGCTGCCGTCATATGTTTTTGTACCAACTCTTATTATACCATTAAATTTACTGTTACTATCAATTGTAGCAGTTTTTACATACATTTCACCTGTGTTTGTTACTCAGAATGGAGCAGTGTCAGGGTCATCTCCACCTAAATATATAGCTTTAAAAGCATATGGATAAGTAATAGCAGTAAACCTTCCAGAGCCTTTATTTGGGTATCATTTTCCCTCTATTGTGTCATATAAACCAATATCAGTCCCATTTTTAAGAACCGGAATAAAATTACGTACTAAAGTGTCATTTATCTCTATTTTACAACCATAGAGTCTAGCAAAAGAAAAATGATTAGCTTCATCGGATTCCCACTTATGCCTTGCAAATAAGTATAGAGAATTACTTACAAAGTCATTAATAATAGAGCTTTGTGTATCAATTCTATTATGGAAAGCTTGCAAATACTGTAGCTTACCTGGTTCTTGGTTTTCTGAGCTAAATGTAATTTGAGAATAGTATTTCTCATTTACCAGTGGCATAAATGCAGTGGTAGTAGCTGCTTCTGCACCTACAACAGAACGTTGCTCACCAGCACGGTTATTGATTAAAATTGCCCATGGGACATCACCAGTGTGACCATTAGCTCCTAAAATATCAAAGTCATATTCACTAACATCTGTTCCTGGTACTCTTGTATATTCATATTCAATATCACATTTAAACCCATCTTGGGCACTAATTTCAGTATCAATATAACAGTTACCATCTGATTCAATAGCTTTTAAAACTTTATAGGTATCAGTGCCATCTATAAAAGTTTCACCGCCCGGGTTTTCAAGTTCTTGATATGCAAATGGATTACCATCAGCTTGTGTTTTAAAAATTCCATAGATTAGATCAAGAAAGCCTATTTTTCCAATTTCTTCTTCTGGCCCAGTAAGTCTTTTTACTGGAATAAAGTTACGGATTAATCCATTTTCAGCTGTTCAGCATTTTATACTATACACTTCTGCTTGTACGCCATATCAAGGCTGTGGGTCTTCAGCAGGGTCTGGTGAGCCAGGTAAAAAACCAAATTTAAAGGTGCTTGACTGACTTAATGGTGTTTGTATAGTATGAGAATTTTTTAGTTCATCATTAATAGTGCCTGTTGAGATACTTGGGTTAGTATATCCATAATCTCAAACAATTTTGTCTTTATTGCCTGCCATAACTCCAGTATCCTCTAAACCAAATTCATACTCTCCTGAGGTATGCCCTGGATGGTAGTCACCTCAAATTCCCCAGTAGTGGTCAGCACTAGCGTCATAGCCCATTAATTGACGGTTATCATTTAGATTAGTAAATTTTAATAAAAATTCTCATTTTGCATTGCCAGCAATATTTGTTTCAATATAATTAGTACCATCTAGATAAATATAATCAAGCTTTTGGTATCTTGTTCCATTTATTTCATAAATATACGCAGAATCTTCACTCATTGCGCCTTCAAAAGCAGTAGTTGAATTACTTTTAAAGAATGAATCTGTTACTTGGTCTCATAGACCAAAAACTCCCAGTTTAAAAGCAGGGGTAAAGTTTCTAACAAGAGTTCCGTTTCTTCAAATTTTACAATAATAAATTTTTGCATTACAAAAAGCAGTTGCTCCACTTCCGCTATTTCTTGCACAAAGATAAAGTGTTTGATCTGAATAAGTACTTTTAGTATAAGTTTTTGTGTCAATAATATATTCTTGGCGAGTTGTAGTAGGAGCATAAGACCCAGTATGTTCTATGCCATTTGAGGTGTGCCTAATCATTTCTGACATAAAGCCTTCTTGAGGTTCTGCAATAATACTATTATTTATTGGGCTACCAATACGATACCTTAGCTCTCCTGCCTCATAATAAATATCAAAACCATTATGAACACCATCTTCAAATGAGATAAAACGTTTATCATTGTTGTCTTCAGTATTAAATTCAACTCCGATTTCAATGTCCATATTATCTGCTAGTGTAATTCCAGTATCAATATACTGAGATCCAGTAGCCCAAATATAAGCCGCAGGAGTATAACTTAATTCATTTCTAGTCTGTATTGTAATAGTTCCATCAGCAGTACCTGCAGTTAATCTATCTTTTTCAATAGTAAAACCAGCAATTTGACCGGCGTCTGCTCTAATTGTACCTTTAACTGCTAGTCCATTTTCATTAGCAGTTAATATATCTTCATGAGTATTTTCACCTTTTTCATCAGTAAAATATCTAGTTAATTTTCAATTCTCAGTATCTAATGTTCAGCCTAGACCGTGTAAAGAACCATTTTCAGTTATAGAAACTTTATTACTAATTTCTTCAGCATTTGCAATAATTTCTGCTTCATGTCTAGTATCATCTTTTTCAAGCTTAACTATTCTAGCTCCTAAGCTATCTCCAGTATCAATAAATTGGGCATTAATAGAGCCAATTTGAGTTTCTTGCTTTTGTAAACTTCTAGCAATATCTTCAAGAGATTTATAAGTAGTTAAATCATTTTCTACCCCAACAGTAGTTTTATTATTTCCAGGATATGATAGTTTAGTAGTAATAGGAATAGTAGCAGTTCCATCAACAGTAAGATTTGAAACATTAAAAGCACTTCTACTATTTTTGCCCTCTTCACTAGCACCTAAATAAAGCTTACCAGTAATAACTGCTTTACTAAAAGCATTATCTTCAAAGTCAACAAAAACTATATCATCTACTTTATAACCATTATAAATACCTGGAATTGTAGCAAAAATAGCATTAACAATTACTTCATCTTCATTACCAGCATTTTCAAAGTATGGTAAACGAACAGTACAAGTATTACTGTTAAAATCAATTGTTTTAATAATTCCTTTTACTACCATAATCTATCTTCCTTAATTATTTATTCTTGTCATTGTAAGGGTAGTGACATAGCCATCGCCACTAATGTCATCTTGTTGTTGAGTAATTATATAGAGACCTGAGCTTGTATGAACTCCGCCTCCTGGAAAAACTACATTTAGTCTAACATATTGCATAAGAGTTGCAGGTCTAAGTAATCCTTGAATTCTAACTGTCGCAGAGATAGGATACTTAGTCATTTTAGTAAACCATGAGATATCTTCTGCCCTAGTTTTTCTATCGGTATTTCCAGACGTAAAAGCAGGCGCAAAGGTTTGTTCTCACTGCCCCTTATTATTTAGTCTTTGAACATAAGTTTCTGGATATAATTTATTAGAATAATCATATAAAATAGAATAGTTTTCATCTTGTTTTATACTAAATCCACGAACAATTGTTGCTGTATTATATCCAATATCTATAATATAAGCATCTGATTGATTTGTAGTATATGATGTTCTAGTGACTTTAAAATATGGACCACCTAAAGCAGTAGTATCACTATAAAGTTTATCATATATAGTATCATCATGAATTGTTAATACATAAATATCTTTGCTTAAATCTGATTGGTTAGAACCGCTCGGGACCATACAACCGGCTAAATAAGAAATATAATCTAATGGTGATATATTAGTTTTAGTATCAAGTTCAACTGCTTTATCATCACCAGCAACAAGATCATTAATATTCTTATTGCTCATACCTGTAAAGATACTTTTTAATCCATATTTACTAGTTCTAAACACTCTTTTAATTTCATCACTTGGTTTCTTTTTACCAGAATTAACAAATGTAAATGAGCCTGTTTTTCCAAGAGCTGCTCCTGAGATAGCTTTAACTGTATATTGAATAGTAGAACCCTCTAGGTTAAATTGTTGTGTAACACCTGTAATAATAGCCTCTTCATCTTTATAAATATAAGATGGCATAGAAGCATCACCATAGCTAAATATAATTTTACGAGTGCTGCTAACACTTGAGAAGACTTTATCAAAAAAGTTTGGATCATCACCAGGTCTTACTGGGTATTCAATGCCAAGTGTATACTGATTAACTTGTCCATTAATTTTTACAATATTTAAACGCTGGACATAACTTGGGTACTGAACATTATAGGAAGTATAAAATCCCTGGTCATCTTTTCCCCTAGCTTTTGTTTTTTTATCAAAAACACCAAAAGTAAAATTACCAATAGTAACTTTAATTCATGGTGCCTGAACTCTAGCCTGGCTAGATAACAGTGATTTTCTTTCGTCTTTTAAATTTGACATTTATACTAATTCCTATCTTGGATTTTTGAATTCTATACTTGAAATACTTGGAATTCTAAGAATTTTAAATTTATCTATAAGGTTAATAAACGGATCTGAAATATTATTAAAATAGGCGATAATCCATCAGAATGTTGGGTTATTATAATAGTTAAGGGCAAGTGCATCTAAAGTGTCTTCTGGTTTTACTTTATGAGCTACTCAAGCAGTATCTTTAGAAAGTTGCTCGCCAATTCCATAGACTTCTTTTTGATTAACAGTGTCATAATAATATGGGACACCCGTATATCTACAGGTATAGTCATACTTTGCATAATTTTTATTTGTATATTTTTCCATATCTTAGCCCCCTAATCTTCAATATTCATACCTTTTTTAAGAGTTTTTACAACTCCTCTAAATGAACCATTCTGGAAAACTGTTGAAGCATCATATGGGTCAACTTCTGTGATAGTAATAGAAAGAGAAACAGAAGCATATCTACCATTTGTAAGTAATGGTAATTTATAAGTTAAACCTATTGAACCATTTACAACTCCTTTAATAAAAACTTCATTACTAAGCCTCATAGCAACAATTGGAGGTTCGACAGCTTTATTTGATAAGTTATACTTAGGAACAACAATTGCTTGAAGTGCTCTAATTAAAGCATCAACATAATCTTCACCTTCTCTTAAAGTGGCATTACTAGCACCTAAGTTAACATCATCCATCATATCTCTATGAAGTTTAAGCTCGACTTGAACAGTTCTTGGGCCAGATTTACTATAAGTATAAACAGGTGCTGAACGACCCAGTGCAGAACTTTCACCAAAAGTTGAGCCCATTTGGTCTGAGATAGTTTCTGGGCAAGAAGGTAAGCGTCAAAATTGAAAGTCTTCATCTAAATGTGAAATGTATAAATAGTTTTCTGGTAATATATATTTATCACGTACAGCCATTATTTAAAGTCCCCCTCTTCTAATTCAGCATTAGAAATACTTATAGATATTTTCTTTTTAGTCCCAAGTTTTGTAGTATAAGCATAAATTTTTTCAACTTCTTTATCAATATATCCTAGTAAATCATGATTTTCTTCAAAATTAACTGTATGTCTATTCATATAGTCATATGAAATCTTTTTCATTCTATTGTCTCAAATTCCGGGAAAATCTACAATATACCCATTAGAATTACTATTTAATTGCATTATTTTTTGAGCTCTTTTAATATTATTTGGGATTTCATCATCATCACTTGTGATTGCATTTCCTAGTAAATATTCAATAAGTCTGTCCGCAAATGGGTGTTGTTCTTTTGTATTTGCTCTTAATAGTTGTAAAGTAGTAATGAGTGGAATATCATCTTTATTATTTAGCTCACTTAAATTTATAACTGCATTATTTAATGTTTTAGTATATGAAAGATAACCAAAAATATTAAAAGCTAAGATTCCTAGTGTAGTACTAAAATAAGCATCTTGGTCCCTAAGTTGTTTTAAGCTATTATTATAGTTATTAATGTAATAATCTAATGCTTCTTCATCGCCCGCTGGAGCTGCATTATAATAATTTGCAGTATCAACTATAATATCATGTTGGTCTAATGTATTTATAATAGTTTCATTTTTTCTAATTGTTTTAGCTGTATATTCTTCTGGCCATAAATAGTGGTCAAATGCTCAGCCTTGTTCTTCGTGATAAGTATAAATAGCTTTTTCTTTAATTGCCAAATAAGTATATGGGACATCATCAGAATCACCGTCAGAGCCGCTATCAGACCCGTCTAAAAGTTCTGGTGGAGCTATTGGAGCATCATCACCAAATTCATTTATTTTTATAAAACTTTTTACTTCTGGTTTTTTAAGTAAGCTATCATTTCAATTTAAATAATTTCCCTCTAGAATAACAATAGTAGAATCATTATTTATAGGAAGCTTAATAAATAGTTTTAAGTTTTCTTCATTTTGTGCAAGCTCAATAAGCTTTTTATTTGCTGCATTTCCTCCTGCAATATTTAAGGAATCTGGAGTAATATTTAAAAGTTCAGAATATAAGAAGGGTTGATTAAAATGACTCTTAGCTATTTTCTTATAAGTAAGCCCTGGAATAGAACTAAACTTTTCTCTTGTGTCTTGGTAGTGGTCATAAAGTCCACAGCAGAATTCAATTGGTGCATTTGAATCAATTGCTATTGTATATTCTTTAAAAAGCTTAACAGGTACCATATAAATTTTATGAGTCTTATCATTAGTATCAAAAATAAATGTAGTACTTATTTCAGGTTTTGAGATTTCATAAGCAGTAGTCGGGTCATCTGAGCTATCAGAATCAGAGTTATCAGTATATGGCGTAATTCCAAGTTCATATTTATTTCTTTGAGTTACTAAAGTATATTGTGAATCAACAATTACATAATAATTTATGTATGCATCAATACTAGTAAATTTAGACTGGTCAACTACTCTAGCATATTCAGCTGCTTGAAAAATATTAGTAACATTTAAATAAAGTCTTTCACAGGCTCTGTTACTAAAACAATTATAAAGAGGCATTAAATTAATATTATTATAGTCTCTTTGGAATCTTAAGTAGTCTCCTAAATATTCATGGGTATAAGAATCATAGACATTATTAGTAATTTTTAAATTTTTTGTGTAGTTTAATACTTTTTTACCATATTCATAGGTATGATTATGCTGATTATTTACTGGAATATGATCATCATTTATATTAATACTATTATTACCAACTCTAACTCATTCTCCACTAATATATTCTTGTATATATCCATCTTTAATATATGGGATATAACGCATATTTATATCATAATGAGGAACTAACACAGTAGAAGTTTGGTGATTTTTTGTGATGGTTTCTAATACATTTTCTTCTGGGACCTGTCGCCAGTTTGCTGGGCGTTCTGCTTCTGGGATATTATTATTGACAAGAGCTCATTCATGATAGCGTTCATTTTCATCTGTATAAACTCTATACTTAGGTAAATTAAAATTATGAAGCACTTGCTTTATATAGCCAGTAAGTATTCCAGTATTATTAAATTTTTCCATTATTTAATCCTCCTAAGGTCTCCAAGGTCCAGCATCAGCAATTGCCACATGTAAATTAGAAGTTCCATTTACTACATCATCTAATAATTGATAAATAGACATAACATGGGTGTCTACATCACTAAGAGTAACTTCATTATTTTCTTCTTGAGCTTCAACAAGTTGTTTATTTCCTTCATCTGTAGCATCAGTCATAGTTTTGCCATAAACATCTCCACCTTCAGAGTTCCCAGTAAAGCCTGACTCAGAATAACTAATTCCACCAGTATTTAATAAGCCAGCACCTGTTCCTCTAGTAACAGTTGCTGTATTAGAACCAATACCTAGGGCACTAAGCATTCCTAAGGTGTTAAAACCGCCTCCAGAGCCAGCTGACATCATTTGGCCAATTCCACTAAGAATTGAACCAGATAAAGCAGCAACATTCATCAATTGTGCGACAGATGTTTGTAAGTTAACACCTGAACCAAGAACTTTAATATCTGGTAATTTAATACCGCCAACAGTATCCTCTAAGAGAGATGCCATTGTATAAATAGAATATAGTGCTGGGTTATTGGCAATTCCTGCCGCCATAGTATATTTTAGGTTATCAAAGATATTAGTCATCATTTCACCTTGGCTTACACGTTTATACATAGTGCCAGTCATATTAGTTAACTGTTGTAGCATTCCAGCATAATTTAAGCCATTTCCAGCAATATTAGCAACATCATTAGCTTTTAAGTTTGCTATAGCTTTTAAGTCAGCTGCCGTTAAACCAAAGACACTTGCATACTGTTGTTGAACTACTTTACTATCTTTAGTATCATCATAGATGCCTTTTAAGTATGTAACCATAGAGGCCATTAATTTATTAGTCTGAGATTCATCTAGGCCATCAGCTAAAGCATCTGCAATTGAAATGCCAGCATTACCTGCTGCCATAACTAATAAGTTACCATACTGGCTAGTAATACCACCAATTTGACCTGCAGCTAATTGACCAATAGCGCCAGCAATGCCCTCAACCCCACTTTGGCTCATACCAACAGAATACATTGAGCCCATCCATTTTTGAACTTGATATTCAAATGCAGCAGCAGATTTAGTTCCCATTAAGGCTTCAGCTTCAAGAAGAGAGCTCTTAATACTTTGCATTGCATCTGTCATGTACTCAGTTGTTTCATACATGTTATTTAAGAATGAGGTCAAAGCTGACTCCATACCTAAACGGGCTGCAGTTGAATCTTGTTGTTGGATACGAACTAATCTCAAAAGTGAAGTATTAGTTGCATCAAATGTATCTGCAATTTTATCTTTAATAGATTGAAGGAAAGCTCTTTGTTCAACATTAAAAGCAATACCTCGTCCAACCATAGACTTAACATTTTCAGCAATTTTTGACTGAGTAACAAATGGTGAAACTCCTGCAATACCTGTAAAGTCTTTGGACATTTTGTCCCAATAAGACCCTCTATTATTAGCATACTTAGAGTTTAACCCCTGAAGTCTTGTATCAATAGAAGTTTTATAACTAGCAACTGATTGTATCTGACTATTTAGTTGTTTAGCATAATCTGCCATCGCCCCAAGGGCAGCATTAGTCACAGTAGTTAAACCTGTGCCTATATTAAATGCACCATCTTTATCATGGAATGCATCTGAAAGTCCTTTAGCACGTTCAGTTAATGATGTGCCTTTTCCTCAAGATTTGCGAAGTGCATCTGTCTTTTCTTTTGAGTAAGCACTTCTTTCAGCATTTTCTTCTTTTTTTCTTGCTTTTGCTATCTTTTTTCTGCTTTTTTCATCAAGCTTTTCAAGATCAGCATATTTTTTGGTAGTAAGCTTTATTTCATCATTAATTTGTTTTTGAAGCAAATCTTTTTGTTCTTTTGTAGTAGCTTTTCTAAATTTCTTTCTAAGTTTTATTAACTTTGTATTTTTAGCTAGCTCCGCTTCAACTACTTTATTAATAGTCTCTTCTTCTTTTTTGGTCTCTTCAAGAGCCTCTTTGCCCATATATTTTTTGAAGATCTCATAACGTTTTTGAGCTCCTTGCTCTCTAACCTTATTTCTTTCATCTTCAATTTCTTCGGCAATTTTTTTCTCAAGGGCTAATTCATCTTGAAGAAGTTTTCTAAGATCGTCAAAAGACTGGGAAATTGACCCAGTGCTAACCATTGATAATCCTTCTCTATCTGCCATAATCAGCCCTCCTAATTTTTATTATCTTTTATTTTTTTGTCTATCTTGTTTAGCTTTTTCAAGAGCTTTTCTTGTCTCTTCTTGTTTTTTATTTATACATTCAATAAGATAAAATCTTTCTTGAAATGATAAATCTAATACATCAGTATAACTTGTATGTAAGTTATCACTAATATATCAACACTCTTTTACAATTTCCTTATATCTTTTCGGCCCGTAGGCTTTTCCGTCTTTAGATATTTGTGGGTCTAAAAAACTCGGGCCCGAAGCGAAAAAATGTTATTATTTCTCTGCCACATTTAGTACAAGGAACAGTAAGCATTGTATTAAGTCCTAAACTACCATTTAAGGCATTTAAATTATTTTGAATTTTTATCATATCTTTAGCTGGTAATTTATTAATAAATGTTTCTAATTTTGTATTATCAAATTTAGTTCCATCAATAGTATCAATAATATGCTTAAGTTGAACTAATAATTCAAAATCAATATCTGCATCTTTATATTTTCTTTTCATTTCACGAACTTCACCATCAATCTCGTCGAGCATTCTTGGAGTTTGGAAATTTAATGAAACTGTATGTCCACTAACTGGAAGCACAAATGTTTTTAATGCTTTGAATTTTTCTTCATCAAATTCTTTAAGAGTAAGTTCTTCTAAGTGAGCAGTTGTTTCAACTTGTTCCCCACAATGTGGACAGTTAAGAACAATAGAATATTCATCACCATAAGTAACAATTCTTAATTTATGGAGTAAATATTCATAATCTGCTAAGCACATGTCATAAACTCTAATAGCTGGTTTTTCAAGCATACAGCCCTCAATAATATCTGCTAAGACTTTGAACTGAGTTGTGCTTGGAGATAATCTTTTCATTTCATCTCTTGCAGTCATACTTCTAAGTTCAACATGTGGATTAACAGCAACGCTATAAATTTTACCTTTAGAAGGTAATTCATAGCCTTCGGCAATTGTGTAATTTGTTTGTCTTTCTTCTGCCATAATTTTTAATTTTTCCTTTCAATTAATCTCTGTTTTCAAAATGTAGCTCTAGTATTTCACGAATAAGTGCTGAGACTGTTAAGTCTCTACTAGCAGCTTCATCTCTAAGTCGAGCCTGGAGTGGTTTTGTAGCTTCAAAAGTTTGCATTATTTTGTTGCTACGGTCTACTTTTTTTCTTCCCATGTGTTAGTAATCCTTTCAAAGAGCTGCTAACAATTCAGCTCAATTAATTTAGCAAATGAAAAAAATAGATTTATTAAATTTATTTTTTATTTTAATAAAAAAATAAGCCCTATTTCTAGAGCTTATTTAATTATTTTTAATAGTTGATTATTCTTCGTCTGGTAGATTTACAGTAGCTCTATCAAATGAGAATGTGACATGTAATTGTCTTTTACCATCAGCAGTTCTATCGAAGTCATCTTCATCAATTTTTGTAATGAACATACCTTCAATAGTCCATGATCTAATAAGTTCATAATCTTGTGTATATTCACAAAGAGTTGCTGTTTTCTTGTAATCTTTCATACGTCCACCTTTACGAGTATGTGGATTATATGCAAGATACAACCAAGACATTAAGATAGACTTTGTGTCAAGACCAACAATATCATCAACTTCAATTGTTCCACCAGTATTCCAAGTAGGAAGTCCTGCAAATCTTACGACATCATTACCACGTCTGAATTCTTCTGTACTAACTTCAAAAGTTGGAACAGGAGCTTTAACTACATTAAGTTTTAATACTTCTTGAGCATTACTAATATAATCAGATTCAGTAGCAGCATCAATTTCACCAGTATAATCTGGTTTAAGAAGATTTGTTAAGTCGTCAACGATTAATGTGAAGAACGCACTTCTAGCGGCTTCATAGTTTTCTAAGTTTGTACTAATATGTCTAGTATTTAAACTTGCATCCCAATTTTCATTTGCCATATATCTTTACTCCTTCAAATTATTCTTCGTCGTCTTCAACTGTAACACCGCCAAGAGAATCTTCAAGATATAAACTAATATCAAAGTCTTCAACAGCTTCAATTGGAACAATTCTAATTTTAGCTTTAAGAACTGCTTTTTGGCTAGTTCTTACTTTAATAAATTTATAATCTTTAATACCCTGGTCTGCTTTCATCTTTTCAAGAGTTGGACGAATAGCATTACAGAAATTAATCCATAAAATATCACTATTAGGGTCAAATGTGAAACGTCTACAAGCAACATAAACTTGTTTCTTAATAGTAGAACATAATTGTCTAATATTTAAGAAATGACTTGCTCTAAGGTCTTCTTCAAGAGCTTCAGCAGTTCTATTGCCCCAAAGATAATAGTTACCTCTAATTTTAACAATTAAGTTTACTGCTTTATCAATTCCATCTTTTGGAGCACGTGGTTCAAGCGCATCAATTGCAGCTTCACCAAGTTTAATACCTGTGCCAATAACAGAATAATTAGAAATACCTCTTGTATAACCGGCAACAGCATACCATTCATTAAATGTTTCTCCTGCTCTTGCTGCACAAGCTAAATAATGGAATGCAGCTGGGAATAAGTTATTATATCCATAAGCTTCTTCTTTAGCAACATTACCATAAATTACATATGGGGCTACAATAGCAGCATATTTAGAAGCTCTAATTTCACTAATTGCACTTCTCATAAGACTTAAAGCTTCAGATTGTGATTTATTTTGATAGCTTGTTGCATCAAGATCAACTAATGCAGTACAGTCACCACGACCAGTATTTTCTGGAGATTTGTTATCAAAATGTGCTAATTCAATAATTGCATTATTTGCATCAGTATTTCCAGTTAATAAACCATTAATAACATATCTAAAATCATAAGTTGCTTTATCTTTTAATGGTTCCCAGAAACTAGCTCTAGCTAATGCAAAAGCATCATCTGCTTCAAATTTTTTATATAAGACTGTATAGCCCATTCCTAATAATTCATAAGCAATTTGATTACCATATTGAGAAGATCTTTCTTCATCTCTGCCATATCTATCAAGATATAATAAAGCATAATCTGCTTCATCATCATATTCATCAGAAGCTATTGCATAGATCCAAGATTCATCATGCATTAAGCCAATATCTTGTTTGCTATTAGGAACTGCAGTACAAAGAGTAACTACTTCTGATGCGAGTTTAGCAGCTACAAATTCTTCTGGGCTTATCCATCTTGGGTTATCTGGGTCTTCCTCACTGCTATCATCACTACTGCTATCATCACTACTGCTATCATCATTTTCGATAATTGACCAAGGAGCACGCATAGGTCTTTCTGCTTTTACAGTAATAACTTCGTCTGCTGCAACCTTGCCGATATATTTTTCAAAATTAGCTTTTGATGAGCACTCATAAACGCCATTTTCATCAAAAACTGGCTCATCATTTTCATCATAACCATAGCTATGTTCATTACCTGCTTCATCTTTCCACTTGCCTTCAGCAACTAAGCCAGGAACAACTACGGTAAAATTAGCATATGCACCAACGCCAGCTTTTGTTCTATCTCATTCTTTAATTGTAATTTTTGGCATAGTATTCTCCTTTTTAAATTACTATTATATAGATTTATTTAAGTTTTCTGCAAACTTTCAATTAATTTAGCATATAAATTTAACTTTAAAGTCTAATTTCTTCCTGTATCAAGGGGCTCAATTTCACCAGATTCATTTATCTTATTTGAAATCTCTAAACCAAGACCTTCTTCAGTCTCTTCATCAAGAATAATTTTTCAAGTAGTTCTATATGGAATACTAAATAAGAAGGCGTCTTGAATCTCTAATTGGATACTTCATCTAGTAAATTGTCCTGGGAACAATCTTTCACTAATGGCAGATGTATCTGAGACTGTTGGTAAGACCTTAATATTTGCAATATGCTCAATATCTACTCCATTATAAGGAATTTGAACTTTCATTACTGGATTATTTATCAACTTAAATAGAAGAGCTCTTACATACTCATCCCCTTCTTCATAAGTTTTAGTATAAATATCTATCTGATATCCAAGTTCAATAGGAATAGCATTAAAATGTATAGTTTTTTCTGGTATTTTTTTAAGGGCTTCTGTATATTTTTCACCTTTTAAGGCAGATAAATCTGAACTTTGGTCTTCAGGAGCGCTAAGTCTAAGACCATCGTAGCTCATTGGGTTTTTAGTACTAATAGATAATTCAATATCATTATTTCTAGAAATTGCAATAATAGGAAGTGCCAGAGGTTGGTCATTCTTATCATCAGCTTTTAGTTCAAGCATTCTTTTAGCTTCATCCGGTTTTAAAACTCTAAGTGGAGAATTATCTGGAATCCACTTTTTAATTTTTGCTACTAGAATATCATCATAATATCTTGTGGCCATATTCTCTCTCCTTTACTTTAGAATTTTTTGTAAAATTTTACTCCCTTGGATTTTTCCATTTCCAAACATAATAATATGTGCAATATTATCAAGTCTTCTGTCCATTAAGGTAATAATAATTTTATCTTTTACTTTTGCATAATTGCTTTTCATTATAATCTGCATACAAGCAGCTTTTAATGAAAGACCATATTTTTGAAATAAGTATCGATTAAGCCCAACTTCATTTGCACGGGTTGGATAGAATAATAATGCACGTCTAGCTATAACTTTTATTTGATTTGGGTTCTGGTTTTTATAAATAGGTACTGTAGTTATTAACATATTTATTTACCATTATTTTTAGCAGGCACTAAAGTATCTAATAAAGTACCAAGATGCTCACTAATATTATCTATATTTTTAAGTTTTTCATAGTTATCTGCTGCAATTTTTGGATTACTTAAATCTAAGATCTCTCCATGTAGATCATGCGCTCTCATAACATTAGCTTGATTTGCCCGGCTATAATTATTATAAATAAGTAATTTAGCAAGGTCTTCTGCATTAGCATCATGTGCAGCCATTCCAAACTTAGATAAAATATTTTCAGCTTCGGCTGCAGACAATTCTTTCTTTTTCTTTTCACTAGCGCCAAAAAATCTAGCAATAATTTCAATTTCAGCAATATCTCGTAGCTTTCCATCTTCTTTATATAAAATATTCGTATCTTTTAATAGATCGCCATCTTTTATAGTAAGCCCATCAATTGTAATAGTATTTATAGTCTCTTCTTCACCTTTATCATTCAGGATAGTTTCATGTCCAGTTGCTTGCTCATCTGGAATATCCGCAGGCTTATTGGCTTGGTCACTTTTTGTTATAATGTACTGTCAAGTTAGATACTTAGCATAAAGATTAGGATTATTTAATTTATATCAGGCTTCATCATAAATCAAACTTCCATCATCATTTAATAATGTTTCTTTAGTTACCTCTTGTGGGCTTTTAACGTAAGCATTATGAATAGTTCCATAATTTTTCCAGTCAAATTCAAATCTTTCAATATTTTTATCTAAAAATACTAAGAATGGATTTGCTTTGGTAAAGCCTAATTTATCAAGTTCTTGTAAAAAAGCAGTTCCAAGACTTTTAATACGGTCATAAACAATTTTTCTACCACTTTTATAATTTTGTCAGGCTCTAAAATAAGCTTCTCAAGCTCTTGTTTTATCATTGGCCACTTTTATATAATTTGTTCAATCTGAGTTAAATAAATCTTTCGGAGCATCTTTAGTAGCTGCTTTTTCTTCATTGTCTGCCTCATTACCGCCCATTTGATTAAATAATTCTATTAAAGTAGCTCTTAATTTTTCAATATTAGTAGTTGCTGTTTTAATATCTGCTTCTAATTCTGGGTCTTCAATATCAGTAGGAATAGTATCTGGATAAATTTTTTCTTGCGCTATTTTAAGAAAATTATCAGCGGCTTTAATATCTTTTTTAGAGCTTATTTTTATTGATTTATCTTCTAAATTTTTTATAAATTTATCAATAGTACTAACTAATTCTTTACATGGTTTTTCAAACTCTCGAATTCTTTTAGCAGCTGCAGCTTTTGGGTCAGTACCATTTTGAGGTACACTCATTAAAAGTTTTGCTAAACCTTCTACAAGTTCATTTATTTCTATTTTTTTATCTTTAATGGCATCTTTAACTATATTTTCTTTACTGGCAAACTCTTCTTCAGGGGTAGCTTCAAGCAAAATAAATCTTTCATCTAAAATGAGTTTGGCATTACTTTCATTAAGAATAAATTTCATAATTAGTCATCCTCCTCATTATCTAAAAGTGCAGTAAAATTACGAGTGGTAAAGTCTTTAGTAGTTGAGTCTGTATCAGTATCAACCCATTCAGGAGCAATCTCACAAGCAATACTTGCAGGATACATCATAATATTTTGCATGTTAATTACTCTAAATAACCTACCTTCTGCATGGTCTAAGCCGCTAGGAACAATAAATAAAGCTCCTCTAGCAAGCCCTGGTAAGTCATAAGGAACATGGATCATACTTGAGCTTTCTTGAAGCTCACTAACCCAGCCCATTTTCTTTAATGTTTTTTGATCAGGGTGATTTTCAAAAATAACCCCGACTTTCATTGGAAGCTCATAATCTGCATCCAAATCGCCGTGTCTATCATAATTTTTAGTTCCTGGTTTTGGAGCCTTATAGATACAATTTATTCCTCTTAGTTTAGTCATTTCTTTAAACCACTTACGGAATAACTTAATATCTTGCTTCATTAATAAACCATAGTCATTATGTATATCAGACATATAAGCTCCTTTATTAGAAATTAAGGCTGGCCGAGTATAGTTAGCCAGCCTTATTATATTTAATTATTTAATTATTTTAAACCTTCAACTAAGGTTTCATTAATAGTATATTTATAACCAAAGCTTTCAGTTATAAATTGGTTTCCACCTTCAAGAGCCCCCTTGACAGTAAATGCTTTTTCTTCAGTTAAATCTTTATTATAACCTTCTAAGATTAAGCTGCCGAGTTCTTCTTTAACAGGTAAGAATTCAAAGATTGTTTTCTTAGCTCTGCCAGAATTAAAGAGGATTGTTCCTTCTACAAAGATTTTTCCTTCTTTTACTTCACAGCTATTTGTTTTATATTCATTAACATTTTCATAGACTTCTTTTAAGAATTCATTAACTGATTTATCAAAAAATGATTCATTAAAATCTTCAAGTTCCTCAAGTTTTGGAAGTCCTGGTAAACCTGGAAGTTCTGGAGTTGGAAGGTTTCCTAAATCTGGAATTAAACCTTCTTCTTTACAGTCTTCACCATGGCAGGATTCAGTTTTGCCTTCGCCCCCACCAACACCGACTGCATTATTTTGACCAGAAGCATCTAAGTTAATATTAACATCTCCAACGCCAAGTAGACCTAAACCTTCTTCAGTTTTATTACATTCTTCAACTTTTTCTTCGCCAAGAATATTTTCAACGCCATTAACGACACCATCAACAACATCTTTAACTCCACCTAAAATACCTTCTTCAACTTTTGGTTCTTCTTTAGTAGTAGTTCTGTTGTCAACTCTTGCTGGGGAGTCATTATTAGTAATATTAATATCTTCATTAATTTTAATATCAACTTTTTCACCTGCGACAGGCTTTTCAAGAGGTTCTTTTTCCATTTTGCAATCAAGTGGTTTTTCATCTTCAGAATGAGCAATAATCTTATGTTCTGTTTGACAATCGACTACTGCATTATCTCCGCCTTGAATTACTGTTTCATCTTCAACAGGAGCTGGTCTATCTTGAATATGTTCTTCAAGCTCTTCACCTAAGTTATCTGGTAAAACAGCTTTTCCATCAGTTGGGTCTTTGTCTTCATATTCTAAATGAGTAGTTCTAATTTCTGGAGTTCCAGTGTAGTCTTCTTCTACTTCATCATCCATAATATGAATCCACCAAGGAAGATTAGATGGGATTGAACCAACTTTTGCTTCAGTTAAACTTTCTTCAACAACTGGTTCTTCAGCAACTTCTTCAGCTTTAACTTCAGCTACAGGTTCTTCAGCTTTAACTTCAACTTCAGCAGCTTTTTCAGCTTCAACTTCTTTAGCAACTTCTTCACCAGCATGTTCTAAAGCATCACAATATTCTGGAAGTTTTGCTTTAACAGTTTCTAAATCTTCTTCTAAGTTATCAGCTTCAATTACTTTATCAAGTCTATCTGAAACAGCTGAGTCAATAACATCATCAATAATAACTAATATTGTTTTAATGCCTTGTTCTTTTGCCTCATCAATAGCTTTAAGTAAGCTTGCGCCTTCTTTTTTAGCAGATAAAACTTTTTCAAAGTGATCAACAATAGCTGAATCAAGTGGCTCTTCAGATTTAACGCCAATAATAATACTACCTTCAGCTGGTGCTTTAACATCTAATAGTTCACGACGCCAATCTTCTTCTAAATTATCAGCATAAATTACTTTATCAAGTCTTGCCTCAGTTGCTGGATCAATAGTAGCATCAAGAATTACTAAGATTGTTTTAAGACCTTGGTCTTTAGCATCATCAATAGCTTTAAGTAAATTTGTTCCTTCATCCTTAGCAGAAAGAATTCTTTCAAAATGACTTGAAATAGCATTATCTAATGGTTCAGATACTTTAACACCAACAACAATACTTCCATCTGCTGGTGCCTTAATATTTAATAAATCTCTGTGCCAATCTTCTTTTAAGTCTTCATCAAAGTCTTTCCAAACTTCGCTATTAATCATCTTATGGAATTCATTATTAGAAACTCCATTTTCTTTAATAGGTTTATTGCATTCTTCTAAACTTTCATCAAAGCTAGCTGCAACATCCATTAAAATTCTTTCAATTTCGTCTGGAGTTTGTGGAGCTTCTACTAAAGTTTCTTTACAGTCTTTATAAGATTCTTCAGCAACTGCTACTTTTGCTTTGTCTGAAACTTCTCAAGCATGTCCTTCTGGTGCCGGATGTTCAGCAATAAATTTTTCACATTCTTCTTTTGAACCAGCAAATTTTTGTTCCCCATCTAATAAAGCAGCGCAAGCTTGATCAGTTTCAATTTCTTTAACTGTAGCTTCATTTAAATTTTCAGTAAGAGTTTCTTTAGCTTCAACTTCTTTTTCAACTACTTTATCGGTAACTTCTTTAACGTCTTCTTTTTCTTCAACTTCAGCATTAACAATAGCTTTACCTGCTTCTTCAGCAACATCTTTAATTTCTCCTAAAGTAACAGTGACTTCTGCTTCATCAGCATCGCCTGAATCACTATCTTCTTTTGCTTCAGTAATCTTTAAAGATTCTTCAGTTGGTTCTAATTCAACTTCTTCTAAATTAAGATCTAATTCATCTTCAGAACCACTGTCTTCAATTTCGAGTTCAAGTTCATCTTCAAATCCGCCACCGGTTCCTTCTGGTGATGTTTCTTCAGTTGCTTCTGGGAAGTCAAGGTCTAATTCATTTTCTTCTTCAGGAATTTCAAATTCATTAGCTTCTTCTTCTTTAACTGAATCAACTTTACCGATTAATGTATAACCAGAGGTATTTCCGCAGTGTTGGCAAACTTCATTAATATTAACAACATCTGGATTTTCTTCAGAATGTTCAATATCTTCAGGTTTTTTATAGAAAAGTGTCATACATTGAGGACATTGAATAATAACTTTTCCAACATATGATGGAAGTAAGTCATCTTCTGTTTCTGCATCTAAATCAACAATCTTTTCAATTCTTGCTAACTTAGCTTTTGCAATTTCAGACTCTCTATCCTCTTGAGCTTCTTCTAAAGCTTCATGAGTTGTAACTGAATAATAGTCTTCAACTAAAGCGGTTGTAGCATCTTTAGCAGAAAATCTTTCTTTTAAGTTAACTCTTGTAGACTTAAGTCCTTTAGTTTTAGGGGCTTCGATTTCATCCAAAGCTTTAAAAGCGGCCTGTAAATCAAATACTTTAACTGTTTCTTTTTCCATAAGTTTTTTAATCTCCTTATTTGTATTAGTATTAGTTTCTTTATTAATCTATTGGGAAGATTAACTGACTGTTTGTTCTTAATACTTCTCTTAATTCTTTTAAGTCAGTATTTCCTTCTTCCAACATTTTTTCACCATCAATTCCCCAGAGGGCATTTGATAGACTATATTTAGATCTAATTCTTCCAATAGTGACTTTAGTAAGAGCTGTGCTCAATCTAATTAAGATATCTTGCCAGTAATCACTTTTAATTTCTTCAACCATATGAAGTCTTGGAATATATTGAATTGTTATATAACCTGGAGCAGATAAAGCACTATTGATATAAAGCTTATGATTATGCTTGTCTTCAGTAAATGCTAAGTCAGTAGATAATGTATTTTTAGTTTGTGATAATGTAGTCCAAGCAGCATAGTTCATTATATAGTCTTGAAGATTATACATTGTTCCTGCATTACTAAATACCATCCATTGCTGCATTAAAAGTGGGTCAGACATTGCAGTAACATCACTAGCAGCTCCCATACCTTGAGTACGGTAGACTTTAACTATTGAGCTTGAGTTTTCAAGTGGAGTTCCATGGTAGTCAATACAAGATGCAAAAGGAACTGTGATAAAAGACATTTCATCCCAGTATCTTTGCAGCTCTCTTAGAGCCTTTTTAACAATAGCAGCGAGGGTCTCATCTTCTATATCAAGCTCGACCATCTTGCCAGTCAATTCAAGTTTTATTTCTTCAATTACATCAGTAAGTGTCATATACTTATAAAAGGGCGCTCCTCTCTTTATAACTGTCCAGTTAATCAATTAATTTAGCAGATATTTAATTCAGTTATTATTAAAATAATAAAAAACCCTTAATTTAATTAAGAGTTTTTAGAAATATAAATAGCAGCCATTTCGTCTTCCGTCAACAGTTTTATTAGATATTGGCTTATGAATTACTAGCATTTCTTTATAATTTTTTGGCAAATCTTTGTGTTCTGATATATATTTTTGTAGCTTACTGGTATTCTCTCTCATAACTCCAAGTCCACCAGTTTTTCTTGCTTCACCGTGCCAAGTAGATGGTGCTTTTTCATTTGGATTATTAAATTGAATTGGTTTTATTCCTTCTGGAGGATTAAATTCATATTTGGAATATTTATAATGTAATAAGCATGCAAAAATACTGTCTTCAAAACCTTCTTTCTTTTGTGGGTCTACATCTACCATTGGTTCTCTTTCATAAATAAATCTACTAATTGCGCATAAATTTAGTTGGGCTCCTATATATGGATGATAGTGGTTGCAGCCTCCATGAATAAAACAAAATCCTTGTGGATGTTTTTCTAATTCTGCAATATAATCTAAATGCACATGATTATTACTACATTTAATAATAGCATCGTCATCAAACATAATAATATAATCATATTTTAGTCTTAAAAATTCTTCCCTTAACTTTTTTCTTGCTATCAGTATTCCAAGTTCTGGATATTTTTTAATAGCTTGTTTATTAGTGGTTTCAATAGGCTCAAAATCTCTTCAATTTTGGGCAATAACTAAAATATCAATGTCTGGTCATAAATCATTGAGTTGTTTAAATAATCTATTAATTCTTTCAATTCTAAGACTTCTATCTGGCTCTTTATCTGGAAGTCAGCTTGGTATTCCAAAACATATCTTCATATCTTATTTTACCTAAAAATATAAATAAGTATTTGGTCGGCCGTATGTTTTTTGACTAGTTTTTTGTGGCTGATTTACCTGTTTTATATTTAAATTAGTTTTAAAAAAATTATAGCGTGGAAGTGTTTTAAAAACATCTTTAAATCTTTTTATATTTATCTCAGTAGCAGCTTTAGGCCCATAACAGCCGACACATCCATGAATGGCAGTTTCATTTTCAGCTAAAGTTTCTAATGTTCGTGAGTCCATCTCTGAGCAGCATTCTGGAGTATATCCATTTAATCAAGCAAGAAAGCAATAAAAAGCATCATCATGATTTGTCTTAATAATTTCATCATTTAATAATTCAGCTCAGTGATTAAACATCTTTTTTTGATAGACACTTCCAGCTCCTAAATAATGTCGAACTTCTGGCAATCTTCCTTTAGCATATCCATTAATTGGTCTGCTTTGTAAGCCGCTAATACAAGTATTATATTTTTTAAAATCTCTAAGACGTGATTCAATAAAATTAGCCGGGAGTAGCATATCATCATCAATATTTATAATAATATCTTCACTATTTAAAAATCTAAGTATTGGGAAAATTTTTTTAAATGGTTTTGTATTTGGTCCACTAACTCAATTAAGCTTTATTAATGGATAGCTGTTTTCAATTAGTGCTACTAAATCCTCTGGAAGTACTTTATTAAAAAACTCTTCCTCTGATAAATTTAGATAAATAATATCTGGTAAAATACTTTGATTTAAAACTGTTTGGAGCACTGACACCACATTATTAATTCTAGCAGTTCAAGAAGTCATTGTAATAACAAGCATATAAAAAATCCTTATTTAAACATATTTAAAAATATAAATAGTATCCATTTTTTGCCCCAGACACAGGAGTCTTTTTAGTGGCAGTTTTATCAGTAACTTTAGTAAGCTTTGAAATAGCCTCAAAACAACGTTTACAATTATTAGTATCATTTAAAAATACTATTTGTTCTTTACGACGGTCGAGATACTTTTGGTCTAAAATAAAATTATTATTAATTAATGTCTTAAAGACACTTAAAAAATCTTCTACATTAAATGTAACTGGGCCCAATCCATCAGTTTTAACATTTCAAATACTTTCTGGGCGTTTACAATTTTTAGTTAAATTTTCATAATCTGGTTCAAAGTAAATACAAGGGACACCAAGATTTGCCACTTCCCATGCATTTGAACTATAGTCAGTTATATATAATTTTGTTTTTGCAAAAATATCAATAAATAATTCATTTGGCTCATTTATTATCCATTCAGGAACTTCAAATATTCCTGGAATGTGCTCCATAACTGGGTGTCTTTTAAAAATAACTTGTAAATTATTTTTTTCACAAATGTCTTTAAATTCTTGGCTATTTAATAGCTTATTGAAACCTTTAACAAAATCAGAAGCTGCTAATTTTTTAAGTGCCTCGTCACTAATTTTATTAGTGCTTTCAACAAGCCTTCAAGTGGTTAAATTTTCTCTTCACCACGGCTGAATTAAAACAATATTTTTAGTTTTAGTATTTCTATACTTAATAGTTTGTTCATCCATTCTTGGGAAACCGGTTAATAAAAAAGCTTTAGTATTTCAGCCACGTTGTTTTGCATTATAAATAGTTGCCTCATGTTCTCTTCTATTTCCACAAATCATATAGTCTAATTTAGCCATTGGATAAACTACACTGCCTTTTTGAAAATAACAGCCATGATTAAGATAAATAAAAGTTATTTTTTGTCTATCTAAAACTTTTGCAACTTGAGCATAGCCTAAATTAGCTTCTGAAAATAGAAAATGTGTGCAGCCTATTGCTGCTTTTTTAATTGCTTCTAAATTATTTAAATCTACTAGATTAAAACCTTCAGCTTTTAACCTAGCTCAATCAGTTGCATCTTTATGAAGCCCAAATACTAATTCTACTTCAGGGTGGTTCTTTTTTAGATAACGATAAAAATATTCTCCATTATCTCTAGCCCTAGTGAGCCTATCTATAATAATAAATTTTAATTTACTTGCCATAGTTATTGTCCTCTTTAATCTTAGTAGAGCTAATTCCTTCTGTTCTTGGCAAATAAACAACTTCACAGTAGTCTTTTAAGAAGTCAAACTTGCCTTCTCAGTCAGATCCCATAGTAAATATATTTACATTATACTTTTTAACATCTTCAATCTTTTGTTCTCAGCAAGTTTCAGGAATAACTAAATCAACATACTTAATAGCTTCTAGCATCATCTTTCTAGTTTCATAATTATAATATGATTTTTTCCCTTTAAGTGTATTAAACTCATCAGTAGAAATGGCAACAATTAAATAGTCGCCAAGTTCTTTTGCACGTTTCAAAAGATTAAGATGCCCATAATGAAGTATATCAAAAGTTCCATATGTTATTACTGTTTTCATACTAATCCCTTCTTAAAAATATAAATAATTACTCTTTTCTACTTTTGGTTTTGGCTTTAAATACTTCCACACTTGTTGCTTAAATTGTTTTTGTGAAGTATCTTGATGGAACAGACTTAAATCTTTAATCTCAACATATTTAAGTTTATACTGCTTGACAATTTTTATAAACTCAGGAGACCAATAATTTCAATCATTATGCCCTTTAATAAGTTTTGTGCCCACAAAAATACACTTAGATAATAGTTTTTGTTCCCGTAAATAGTTAATTATTGCAAGGCATAGCTTTTTATTTAACTTATGACTAAATCTATCAATAAGAGCACCATTTAAGCTGATAGTAAAATAATAATTTTCATTAGTTTTAACTTTTTTATAGAAATTATTAAATCTTTTTATACGTAGTTTAAGCTGCTCTTTATGCTCTTCTGTAAATGGATTTATATGAAGAATATGCACAAAATCAAATAGATATTTAGTATTTGAATCTTTTTCAAACATTGGTATATGTTCTTCTGTAGTATATGGAGCTGACATTAAAGTTTCATAGTATTTATTAGTAAGTAATAATTTAATAGTATCTAAATTTCTACAATCTACATTATCAACTGGCCCTTTTAATCTATCTTTGCCTAAATACTTAATACAGGCACAATTACCAAAGAGCTGCATAAATTTTAAGTCTTCAAATTTCATGTTCTTATAATTTAGCAAAATAAAAAGCCCGACTTTTAAGTCAGACTCTTATTTTAATTGGTATCCCCACTCAGCTAATTTTTCAAAACCGCCTATTTTTTGTATATATTCTCTAGCAATTTCTACAATAAAGCTATAAGGCTTTCCATCCACAGTTTTATCACCAATAGCACAAGACAACTCAACCGGTCTCTTAAGCTCTTGGGCTTTTAACCAAGCATAGATATTGACTGAAACATCTGCTTTACTGAGATCTTTACCATGCAAACCGCCTCCAGTACAACTATCTGCCATATCGGACCCAAGCTTTCTATTAGTGGCACCACAGTCTACATTAGTTCCGCCAGTCCATTCACCAAGTGGGTTTATAACAGCACTTTCAATACTATTGCCACATTTTTTAGTAAATTTAAGTAGGTCTTTATTTTTAGCATTACTTTGACAGATTACTAATTTTCCATGATCAATAAGATATTTTCCATCACTTGGCCATTTTTTATAGATACTTTTAGCAAGGTTATTTAATTGAATTTGTTCTGCGGTAAATGGAACTCCTCTAAAAATTCCATTATCACCACATCTAATTTCTTCTTCTTGGTTTTTAGCTAATTCTATGTCTTGTGGGACAACTAAACAATCAACAGTAATATCTTTACCTGCAATTCTATGAGCAATTTCTGTTATTTTTTTGCTGTCCAACAAAACAGAAGTTTCAATAATAATTTTACAGTCACCATGTCCTAATAAAATTTCTACTGCAATTTTTGGGTTGGCTTCTAAAGTATAAGCATAATCTACTAAAGCACCAGCAATTCTGTCGGCCACTTTATCAGGATGTGAAGGGTTAACTTTTTCAAACATAATTATTTAACTAACCTCTTAATATCTTCTAATAAGTATCTTTTTTGTTTTCCATAAGGCACAGTTCTAATATGTCCAAGATGAACATGATACTTTAATAGCTGTCTACTAATACCCATAGCTTCGATCTGTTTGGAAGAAATGGTAATTAAATCTGTAAAGTATTTAATGAAATTTTCTTTTTCGTTTTTTGAATCAAATTCTACTATAAATTTATTATTTTCTAATTCTTGATATTTCATACTAAAAATCTCCAAATAAATCTACATGTTCTATTTCTTTATAGTGTTCTGGGTTTTCCATCCAACTACCTTTTAGCCCTTTTCTTCTTTTAAGTAATTCTTTTAAAATAGTATTATCATAATCTGGCCCAAATTCTGTTAAACAATCTTGGATTAAAGCATTACCTTGATGTATTTGCCAATCCCTGACTGCCGGATTAATACTTTGCAGCCTATCTCTACAAAGAATAACCATAGTATGATCATATTCATTGCCAAATACTCTATGTGGGTCTACACCAATTACTAATGCTGCAGCTAATAAATTACCACTACCAGATGTTGGGTCTATAATATCAGAGTCTATAAACTCTTCATATGAACAATCTAATTCTTCTAGCATTTGAATTGTCATATCTGCTGGTGTAAAGAATTGTCCAAGAGCTTCTCTTTCCTTCTTAGATTTGCCAGCATACATTTTATCTCTAAATGAATTAAACTCAGCCCAAATTGCTTGTTTTTGTTCTTCTGTTAAATTCATATTAAGCCCTCACAATCTTATTGCCTTCCCATCTAAGGCCCATTTCTGCTAAAATAGCTTCATCATATAAACCTTTATCCCAAAGTTCTTTTTGATTAATATGAATATGTGCCCAATCAATCTGTGGAATAAGCATATAAACTTCTTCACTTACTGTAACAGCATTTACACCGGCCATAACCTTACTGGCCAAGCAAGCTCTTTTATCAGTTGTCCAGTTATAAGCAAATAGAGAATAATTATGTTTCGCCATACCAGGAATATCATCATCTTCTAAAACTAATTTAACCAATGAGCCAATCCATTTAGCTCTATCAATTTTATTTTCTAAGTTCCATTTATAATTTGCATTATATTTTGTATAATAGCCATGTTTATGGATAATATCACAGCATCTATTAATTTCAATAAAATCAGTATTAATATTTAAATCTTCAGGAGTAGCTTTTAAGCATGTTTTAAACTTTAAGCCCCTATTATGCTCAATATTCCATTTGTAAAATTCAATATAGTTTTGGTCAAAAGACTGTAAAGCAAAATCAAAATAACTATTAGTTGGGATAGGCTGCTCTGCTAATGTAACAATACAGTTATTATTAGTAATACTAGCATCAAAGCCATCACCACCGACAAAATTAATAGTTTTAATATACTTATAAAGCTCTTGCTTATATTGAGCAAGTGGCATAAGAATAGAATATTTAGCTTTTGGGCAGGCAAGTTTGCAAGTAGTAATAATTTTATTACCAATTTTATATGGTGGATTTATTAATAATTTAGGATTTTTAAATGTGCTCATAATCTGTGCTAGCTCCTTATCATCTTCAACATAAATAGCCTCTTGTTTATCTACTCCATAAACATTTTGAAGTTCTTTTAATTCTACATAGTAGAATTTTTTATCAGGGTATGCTTTTTTTAATTCATAAAATAA